AGCTATAAGTCTTTTCTGAACGTCTAAAGTTTCCATCTCTGTATCAAGATATAGACACGATACTTGACCGTTATAAATTTCGTTACAGATTTTATAATTTAGGTCGCAAAGCATTGTCGTTTTTCCTGACTTGGGTCGAGCAACAAATGCATACAAATTTTTTGGACGAAGACCTCCGTAGAGCCTATTAAAATCTTTAAACGGAGTGAGAAAACCAGAATCGTCAACTGGATTATTGCCAATATCTTCAATTTGGAACTGAGCATCTTCAAAAATATTAACAGGCTCCTCGAAGAGGTCATATGCGCTAATTTTTTCGTTATAGATAGCATCAGCGGCAGATATAATCTGATCAGCAGACATCTCTTCCTTGGAGACCATTTTAGCTTTTAGCTTTTCAGCAGTCTCAGAAATTTCGCGCCTAATAGAAATAGTTTTGAGCTTTCTAGCTGATTCTATAAAAGCTTTTTCTGAAAGACTCATTAGACCAAGGCTTTGAAGATATTCATATACGTTTACAGAATTTTTAAACGTAATGCCTAGGTTTTTAATTTTTTCGCTAATTAAAACATTGTCTACATCTTCATTTTGAGCGATATTAGATTTGATGACAGAAAATATGATAGAATGAACATCGTGATAAAAGTCTTTTTCATTTATAAAACTATCAATTTCATAAAAGCTTTTTGGATATTTAAGACATCCCGAAATAACGTGCTTTTCTACAGGGAGCGAGTAGATCATTGTCTATTATTGATAGCTGTTTTTTTAGAGCTTGTCAAATTTATTGATCAGTTTCCTCGTCGCCTTCTTCTGATCCATATAAATTATATATATCTTGTTTAAATTTTTCTTTTCTGACTTCTCTTTCGGCTTTAAGCCAGTCTAGGGCGAAAGACTTTACTTGTGATTCTTGACCTATACCATCGAAGCTTTCATAAATAGAAGGTCTATTTTCGGCATCTAGGATAAACATTATGTAGCCACCACCGCTCATCTCTTCAATTTGAGATAGTATTGACTCAGGAAGCTCAAAGTTGTGATTATAATTATCTTTCATAACGTGATTAAGAACTTTTCTTCTATTTCTTTTTTATTTAAATTAAATGTTTCGTGGTCATAAATTTCAATTAACTTTATATCGTTGATTTCAAGCCACTTTATCTTTTGAAAGTCTCTCTTGACAGACTTTATAAAACCAATTCTATTTTTATGAAAAAACTTATTGAACTCTTCGTGTTGCCGACCAGAAACTTCGACGGCAATTTTTTTTGTAAAATTAATAAAGTCTACCCTAAGCCTACTTCCTGGGATAATAAACTCCTCAAATACGCTATCTTGCTCCCAAAACTCTTTTAAGAAAAGCTTTGTTCTGTATTGAGCATCGCTTGCTCTTTTAATATTCCATTTTATTCTATTTGATGGATAGACTTTTTTAGGTCTTCCTCTTATATCAAAGAGGATCATTAGCTTATGCAGATTTCCTTGAACTTATTAAAGAGATATTTTGTAGCCTCTTCGTTATTTGTAAGAGCAAGTCTTAAGTTGTCAATTCCCTGCACTGTTTCTGGAAATTGAATATTTTTTGATTTTAATTCGTCGATTAAGGATTGCTCGATTTTAATCCAGGCTCCTGCTTTTTTTGCAAGCTCCCACATAATCATAAGGTCAGCAATCTCATACTCTACCCAAACCGAGTTTCCTCCGTTTTGTTTATGCCTAATTGGGTATTTTATTTCCTTACCATCTTTTTCATTTGGAGACTTTTTGAAAGTAATTTTCGCCCAGTGACCTACGTTTTCTTCTTTTCCGTTTACTGTTGCAGTAATATAATCTGCTTTGTATCTCGTCCCAAATTCAAAGATCCAGTCGGAATAATGAAGCAGTGCAGATCCTCCAGAAGCGTTTGTTAGTCGTGGGTCAGTTTTAGCGTACTGATTAATCTTGACTTCGCTTCTAACCTGACTAATCATCGCACAAATATGTCCTCCTACTGAAAACGGCAAAGCCATCTTCTTCAAGAAGTGGGAAGATATTGCGGCACCTCCGCTTACCTTTACTGCGTCTTCAAAGGTTTTATCTTTATCTCCTTTTGGAATGAGGGCATCCATGCTATCAATAATAAAAAAGTAAGAAATATCTTCTTCATTATTTTGAACAAGCTTATGAATGAGATTCGCTGCCGTTTCGTATATATTTGTTTTAAAAATAAAACAACTGTTGTCATTCCATTCTTCAGGATCTTCTACAAAGTTAATACCAGATCTTTCTACAACGTTTTTAGACAAGCGACCTTCGGCTTTGATATATAATCCTTTGCGCTTCTTACCAGAGGAAAGAAAACTTTTCATTATGGATAAGCTACAGCTTGTTTTTCCACCTCCGGAAACACCGCTGAACCTTAAAACTGATGGATGGAGCCCCCCTCCAACTTCAATGTCGAATATAAGACTACCGGTGGATATAAGAAAATCTTTATCTTTTACATAGTTGTAATGCTCATCTTTATTTGATTTGAGGTATGATGATAGTAATTCTGTTGATTTCATTTTACTTTTTTATTCTTTTTTTCTTATAAAGTCCATAAGAGTTTTTGGTTTTTTTCTTTCGAGGGTTGAATCCTCTCCTTGTTTTTCAGTTTTCAGTGCTATATAAACCGAGCTTGCTGGCGAAATGTCTATCAGATTTAAATTAAATATTCTGAATTTTTCATTCAGATATTTTCTACCGTCAGGAGTTAAAAACCAAGCAAGAGACGGTATTGCAAAATCTGTCCTAGCATGAAACCAAAAATTAGGGTTGTCATTTTTCTGAGTCAAAGAATTCATTATTTTCATTTCTTTAGCCCAGTTAATTTCCTTATATCTAGATTTGGGAAGTTGAAGACAGGAAACTATAAATTCAGATTTGTACCCTTTTTTTGAAAAGGAAGAATGTTTTTTGAATTTAGCCACGCTGAATTAGCGTGGTTTTTTTTTAAAGAAAAGTCAAGGATTTTTACTTTCGTAAAAATCACATCCTTCGCAGTGTTGCGGATTTAAATCTATTATAGATCTTTTTAAACATTGATCTACTAATTTTTTAACTTTACGACATGGACAGCCTTCAAATATTTCTATTTTTTCATCTGGCTTATTTTTACAAGAATTAAATTTTTCTTCTCCACTCATACTATTATATTACACGTTACATAGGTCATTTTCTACCATTTTTTTAACCAGTTGGTCAAAAGAAATTTTTGGTTGCCAGTCTAATTCTTTTCTAGCCAAAGAAGAGTCTCCGAAAAGTAAATCAACTTCTGCCGGTCTGTAGAATTTTGGGTTAATTTTAACTAAGATTTCTCCAGTGTCTTTTCTGAAGACTTCATTTTCCGGTCTTTTATCGGTATTGTCTAAATTTAGATAAGACCAGTGACCTTTTATACCAGCAACTAAAAATGTTTTTTCTACAAATTCTCTAACAGTATGAGTTTCATTAGATGAAAGAACATACTCTTTTGGATGATTTTGATTTAACATTTTCCATACTCCGTCTACAAAATCTTCGGCGTCAGACCAATCTCTTCTGGCATCTAGATTGCCTAATTCAACCGGTTCAAAATTTTCACCGGTTTGTATTGCTTTTTTAATTCTTGCTACATTATGGGTTATTTTTCTTGTTACAAACTCGACGCCTCTTCTTACTCCCTCGTGATTAAATAGCCATCCTTGAATAGCATACAAGCCATACGATTCTCTATATACTTTAACAAGCATTCTTGCTGACACTTTTGATGCGCCATAAGGGCTCCTTGGTCTAAGCGGGTGACTCTCATTCTGTGGAACAGTTATAACATCGCCAAATTCTTCACTTGAACCAGACTGATAGTATCTACAGTTCGGAGCAAATTTTCTAATAGCTTCTAGTTGATATAAAACCGCCATGCAATTTGTTTGCATATGGTTGATTGGCATTGTCCAACTATTGCCAACAAAAGAATTAGCAGCAAAATTAATAAAATAGTCTGGCTTTTCTTCTCTTATTGTATTTTCAATATTTGTCGAATCTGTTATGTCGAGATCTATTAATTTAAATCTTGAATTATTTTTTAAATGATTTATATTTTTATGATTATCGTTGCTAAGTCTTCTTATTCCTGCTATAATGGTATGATCAGTCTTCTGCATTAGATAATCAGCCATATGGCTACCATCCATTCCTGTCACGCCGGTTATTATTACCTTTTTCATTCTTAAGTATTTCTTATGATAAACAATAAGTCGTCGTATCTTCCACGAGCATGTCTTAAATCTAAGGTTTCGATTTTGTCTTTAAAATAATCTGGCGTTGCTTCTTTTAGGGTTGAAAAGTGACTTATATCTTGAACATCTTCTATAACTAGAAGTCCTCCTTTTTTTAATTTAGGCAAGTATTTTTCTATACATAAAACTTGAGACTCTAATGTGTGAGGTCCATCATCGATGATGATATCGAAATCTTTTAAAGAATTCGCTATATTTTCATCGTAAGCGTCCCCTATAATATATTTCGTATTTGCTAAAACCTTCCACTTTTCTCGTACTTTGTCAGCAATATCTATCCCCAAAATGCTTCCATTTTTAAAGTATTTGCCCCAAAGGTACAATGATCCTCCTATATGCACGCCAATCTCTAAAAGAGAAATTTCTTTGTCCCTGTAATTTTCGAACTCTTTTTCATAAAAGAAATCCACAAACCCGTGAACTGTATTTTTATCCGTACCTATATAATCTACTGTATTTAGTTCCTCTGTTGATTCCAGAATGTCTTTTAGTTTCATTTTAAATTTCTTCTATTGTTGGTAACATTGTTAATATTTTTCCTTTATAACCGTACTCTCTGAGTGAGCTTGCTATATATTTTTTGAAATTATGCGCTAATACTAATATATTATCTGGGGGATCAGTTTTCAATATTTCTCTACTTACTATTTCTAAACCTGTTCCAGGACTGAATAGATTCTGCTTTTGAGGAGTATCATCTATTATGTATTTTATATTGCCGTTTTTTACGCAATTTAAATATATGCATCCTTTGGCAGCTGCTCCGAAAGCTGCTGTTGAACCCTCTAAATTTTCAAGGAAAATTTTGTCATTTTTTATTTTGAGATTTATTTTGTCTCCCCAGTTAGAAAAATTAAACTCTTCTTCTTGCTTTATAAAGAAATTTATTTTTTCAAGGTTTTCTTTATGTTCAGGTTTGTTAGAGGAAACAATTCTCATTGAACCTCCATGAATATCCTGCAACGAAACGTCTATGATTTTTAAACCGTATTCTTTAAATAGATTATGTAGAGGTTTTAATAACCAATAAAACACATGTTCGTGGTAAATTTGATCGAATTGGTCTGTTTTTACAGTTTCTAAAAAATAAGGAAACTCTAATACCCATATTCCATCGAGGTTTTCTTTTATTCCTTTAAGGAATTTGCGATAATCAGGATTGTGTTGAAATACGTTTGTAGAAGTGATAAGATCAAATTTTTTTTCAAAAGAAAAATCTCCCCAATATTTTTGAATATATTTTATTCCTTCTAATTCATTTTCATCTTTAAATGATGAGCTAGCGTCTACATTTGTCAAAGAAAGGCTGTAATCGCAACTTTCTTTAAAGGCTTTTAGTAGAGATCCGTCATTTCCTCCAATATCTGCGATATTTTTTGGTTCAAACTTACTTACATAATTCCACATTTTTTTACAATGTTCTATGTATGGCTTATTTATAGCCGATCTATATAAATATTGTTCAAACATTTCTTCAGAAGGAATTTCTATATCAAGTTTCATTAATAGATTTTCTTCTTCTAAGACTCTTAAGCCGAATTTTTTGGCATTTAAGCTTTCTTCTTTTGTTTTAAAAAGATTATTTACAAGGGGAACTTTTCCTAGATTTACAATTTCTTTTTTCATGTTACCATTTCCAATTTTTCAAGCATTTATCTATAGACTCATTTACTTCAGTTATTTTTATACCTGTTGATAAAATCTTTCTATTATCAGTAACGCAATTAGATCTCGGCATCGAGCTTATTTTTGAATAAAATTCTTGCATCGATACGAAATTTGCTTTTTTGTTTGGAGTTATAGTTTTAATAAGTTTATCAACCATATCAATAGCCGATATTGATCCAGTATTTGTTATATTATAAATTCCAAACGGTATCTCTAATTTTATTGATTGAAGGCACGCTTCAACGAATTCTTTTTTATTAGAAATAGAATTTTTTTCTGTTATAAGAGTTTGGTAATTAATTATTTTTGAAATAAAATTTCTTTCATTATGTTTGTTTTCAAATGGAAGTCTTATTCTCCAAATATAAGCTTTTTCAAAGCTTTTGATGCACTCTTCAGCCATGGCTTTTGTTCCAGTGTAAAACCCACAGTTATTAAGGCTAAAAGTAAAATTAGGCTTATCGTTTTCACTCCAGCCAATTCCGTTAGGCGCATCGCCATTATAAAGACAACCAGTTGAAATATGACCGAGTATAATTCCATTATCTACGCAAACTTCTTTAAGTAAAATTGGAAGAAGTATATTTGCAGCTATAGTTTTGTCTTTTTTATTTTCACACGCTTCTATATTGGGAACCCCTACAAAGGCAGCACAATTGATTATGTGGGTTATTTTTTTATTTTTTATTAAATAATTTAAATTATTTTTATTTATATCCTTATGAGATATGGTGGTATATTCAATATTGTTTTCTACTAGCTGCTTTTGAAATTCCAAGCCTAGATATCCGCTGGATCCAGTTAATAAAATCATATTTTATAAATATTCTCCCATGTATATTTATCTAAAATATTTGGTAAAAAATCTGGCAAATCTGGTTGTATTCCATAGGCTTTTGAAGAGTCAAGGTGTGTTGCTAGATAGCCCTCTAACCCGTGTACATCAGGATAAAATTTTTGCCATTCTTTTGAAAAAATTGATTTATTTTTAAACCAAAAAAAAGCGCCGCTATAATGCCAATTTACAAATGAAAGAGCTGAATATGGTTTATTCAATTTAAATGTACCGCAGCACTCATAAGTTTCAAGAATTTTGGAGATAAATTCAAAATCATCTAGATTTTTTGTGTACATTGTATGAGGCCATAATACAGATATAACTGACTCTCTTGGATGGTTGTAATGAGTCACTGCTTTAGTGTGTCCATAAAAGGTATATTCTTTTTCGTTTAAAGAAAAGACTTCTGGCATTAACTTGGTTATGAACGGAGACAGCTCGTACCATCCGTTTTTGCCATTAAATTTTGGTAGATATTTTTTTAGGTTAGATAAATTGAAATAAAGCATTGGGTTAATGCTAGTTAGACAAAGATGATAAATTAAATTGTATTTGATGTTTTCCATTTTTATATTTTCCATTCTGGAAGATATTGAGAGCAATAATCTACATTCACTGGCGGCGCATGCATGTACTCTCCGTATCTGTCTCCTATAAAGCCATTTTCTACTTTTGTAAAAGGCAAAAGTACTTCTATTGCGGTGCCTTTATACGAAGAGTATCCCTTTTTGCAAAAGGCTTCAAGGTTTTCTAACTGGTCTTCGCATATTATTTGTATTCCTGACTCTGGAAAACCATGTCTTCTACATGTAAAAGAAACCCATCCAGAATTTAAATCGTTTATATAATTCAATATTCTTTTAGATAAAATGAATATATCTGATTCTATATGTATAATTTTTTTATAATTAAAAAGCTTTGCGTATTGACTAGCGTAGGAAAAACTTCTAAACCAGCCTGGATAGTTTAGCATCTCGGGTCTTCCTAAGTTTTCAGAAAAATGTATTATTAAATTTCTACCTTCTGGCTCTTCATCTTTTATAGTATCTGGAAAAATTACAGGAAGTCTTTCGTCCTGAGGTAGGCGGGGGCTTCCGTCATCTATTATTAGGACCTTGTCTTTATTTATTTTAATTGAATTAAAATAATTAATCCATTTTAAATATCTATTTTCCCATATATAGTTATTATCAAAATAACTAGTACAGAATAAAAGTGTTTTATTATCAAATTCCATCTTTTTTTTAATTGTACTCTTCGAAGTTTATCATGAGGGGGTTAGACTTTTTCCCTGTTCTAGCGGACATTTTATTCCTATACTCGCTTTCCGACATTAAAACAAGATAATCTCCTTTTATTGTTTCTGAGTTTGTTGTGCAATCGTCTTTATCTCTCTTTATTACGAAAGACTTCAGTTCAAGCTCATGAAAAGAACCAACGGTGGGTTCTTCTATAGAAATTTCAGAAACTTTTAACTTAAGCATAATTAATTATTAATAGCCTAAGCTTGTAATCTAATTAATTTTAGTATTTTTTTCGAACATCTCTTTTACATCCAAGAGAGCTTTGTTGTATATATATTGATAATCTTCTGTTGTTGGAAGTGAAAAATTTGATATAGCGCTTAGGTAATTCATTTTTTCATCTTTTAGTTTTTTATTAACCTCTAACATTTCTTTTTTAGACTGTTTTTTGATGCTTTCAAACCAATAGGAAAAAAAATCATTTGCCATTGAATTTTTAGTGCGAAAATCGTCAGGTTCTCTTCTGCAAACCTGATTAAAAATAAAAAAAATCATGCTGGTTAAAAGATTTTGAGTAAACCTTTCCCTTAATGATATAAGAAGGTCTTCATTCGTTTTATTAAGATTTTTCTTTAAATCATCTATAGATATGTCGTGGATAGATGAGTCTAGGTCTTCTTCGTCCATTTTTTATTCTCCAGAGCTTCCATATCCTAAAGCGTGTCTCGTAGAAGAATCAAGTTTATCGCAAATAATGAAATCTACATTTTCATATTTTTTAAATATAATTTGAGCAATTCTATCTGAAATATAAATTTTTATTGGCTCATACATGTCAGTATTATATAGTATAACTCCTATCTCGCCCCTAAATGAAGGATCAACTATTTTTCCTAGACAGTGCGCTCCCTTTTTTAGAGCCATTCCGCTTCTGTCGGATATATGAGCGTAGAAGCCAGTTGGAATAGAGAGAGATATTCCGGTTTTAATAAGTTTTCTTTCCATTGGCTTTATAACTACTTCTTCTGTAGAATATAAATCATATCCAGCATCATCTTCTCTTGACTTTGTTGGTACCTTGGCTAGTTCATTAATTAAATTAATTTCAATATTCATATTTTTAAGACTCACATGATTTACAACTCAAAATGGATCTAGCTAATTCTTGAGCGGGATTTGCTGATCTTTGATAATAAAGAGATTTAATGCCTTGTTCCCAGGCAAAAATCATAAGCTCGTTTACTTCTTTTGGTTTTATCGATGGAGGAATCATTAAATTTAAACTTTGTCCTTGATCGATATATTTTTGTCTTTGCGCAGCTTGAATTATAATTTCTTTTTGAGAAATTTCACCAAATGTTTTAAATACGTCCTTTTCTTCTTGAGAAAGAAAGTCTAAATGTTGAACGCTTCCACCTTTAATAAGGATAGACTTCCAAGTGTCATCGTCGTCTTTACCCTTTTCCTTTAGAAGCTTTTTAAGATATGGGTTCTTGTATGTAAACTTGCCTTTCGCCAAATCTTTTACAAAGTAGTTTGAGTTAAGGGGCTCTATGCTTGGAGACACTTGACCGAGAATAAAACTTGATGATGTAGTTGGAGCAACAGCAAGAGTTGTTGTATTTCTTCTTTTATTTTCGGAAAATTTATATATTGGAGCCTCTCCGAAGAGTTTGCTTAATTCTTTAGTTGCTGAGTCTGATTTATCGCGAATAGTTTTCCATATTTGGTTATTGAGCATTTTAGCTTCCATGGATTCAAAGCCGATCATTTTTTCTTGAAGCAATGAGTGCCACCCTAATACTCCAACTCCTAAGGCTCTATGGTTAATTGCAAATTTTCTGGGAGCCTCCATGAATTTTATTCCTTCGGTTTTATGAATAAACTCTGTCATTACCGCATCTAGGAAATAAACCAATGTTTCAACAGCATCCGTATCTTTCCATTCTTCCCATTTCTCTAAATTTAAAGAGGATAAATCGCAAACAAATGACTCGTCTTCTTTATTTGGAAGCATTATTTCAGAACAAAGATTTGAATTATTGATCGTTAATCCAGATGCCCTATAAATATCAGGAGCTTGATTGTTTGCGTTATCGGAAAAGAAAATATATGGATAACCGGACTCGAAGCGTTTCTTGATAACAAGCCCCCAAATTGCGCGAGCTTCTTTATCTCCACCTATCATTTTTTTCATCCAGTCGTCTGACACGCAAACTCCGATAGAAAGATTTTGAATAGCATGCCCTTCTCCTCTGATCTTTAAAAACTCTTCTATATCAGGATGATCAATTGGGAGATATGCTGCAAATGAACCCCTGCGAACGCTACCTTGAGAAACTACTTCCATGAGCTTATCGTAAAGCTCCATGAAATGTACAGAACCGGTTGATTCTCCGCCAGACGAAATAGGTACGCCCCTGCCTCTTAGCGCTCCAAAATACGCAGAGGTTCCTCCTCCGTGCTTTGTCATTAAAGCAACTTCTGATACTTTATACATTATGTCTTCCATTGTATCCCCGACATAAGATCCAAAACAAGAAATCGGTAATCCCCTTTCTCTTCCAAAATTAGCCCATATTGGACTGGAAAGAGAATAAAACCCTTGATGCATAAATGATTCAAATTTCTCGGCAAATTTGTCTAAACTTAAGTATTTTGCAGCTGAGTTGGCTATATCTTTAATTCTTTGTTCGGCAGACTCTCCTTCGAGTAAATAGCCGCGCTCAAGAAATTTTCTAGAATCTTTATTTAACCAATAAATATCTTTATTCATTATTTTTAATAAACTGAATAATATTTCTTTGAGTTGGTTGCTCGGCAAACCTGCCAAGAGACTTGCCTTCTTTGAAGAAGAAGATGGACGGAACCGCCCTGATTTTCATTAGAGTGGAAAACTCAGGCGAATTATCAACGTTAACTTTCCCTATAATTGTTTTTAATGTTTTGTCTTGAGCTACAAGCTCAAGAATTGGATTTATCATCTTGCATGGACCGCACCACGTTGCATAAAAATCTACTAATACGTTTTTATTGCTTGCTAATATAGCTTTATAGTTACTATCGTTTATCTCTATGATGTTATTATTCATTTTTTTTTTTATTAAAAAAGGTCGTCTTCTGAAAAGGATTGATTTTTCTTAGAATATTCTACTGGGCGACTATGAAAAAAATCGGTCATGTTGTTTCCAAGCAGCTCTTCCTCGAACCATGTTGTGCAAGACAAAAGTTGCTTATCAACTTCGAACACTTTCGGAAACTTAATTTGAGAAAGAGATTCGTTGATTCTGTTTTTTACGAATTCTTTTAAAATCGGCGCACTTAGCCCATCCTCTTTAATCCCATTAACCATCCAGTCAATTATTTTTGATTCTGCTTCAAATGCCTCTTTAGCCTCTTCTGAAATTTTATTAATAAGCTCATCATCGAAAAGATCAGGATATTCGTCACGTATTGTATTGATAATTTTAATGCCAACCAAAGCGTGAATATTTTCTTCATTCCTTGTATATTTTACTTGCTGGTCTGTGTCCTTTAAAACATTCTTGTGACGAGCAAACCAATTGATGACATAAAATTGTGAAAAAAGTGAAACATTTTCGACAAACAAAGTGAAAAGAATAAGCGCATATAGATATTGTTTTTTTGAGTCTTTATAAAAGCGGTGTGTGTATTTTTTTAAATATTTAACTCTGCCTTGAATCCAGTCCAACTTAAGGTTTTCTTCAAAAATTGTCTCCAATCCGAGAACGGATATTAGTCTTTCGTAGGCGCCATTGTGAATAACTTCTACGTTAGCCATCACGTAGCCTAGATCTTGAAGAGATGGGTGTGGTAAATTTTCGCCAAGCTTAGCCCAAAATGTTTTAACGGCTATTTCTATCTGACCAACGGCAGAAAGAGTCCTGATAATTATTTCTCTTTCTTGGTCGTTTAAATTTACTTTAAATTGCTGAACATCAGATTTAAAGCTGAATTCTTTATCGGTCCAAAAGCCATTATGCATGGATTCAATGAATTGATCGGTCCACGGATAAAGGTTTGGCTTGCGGGAGATTTGTTCATCAAATATCATATATTTACTGTGTATGGAATTTATTTTACAGTAAATTTTTTCACTGGTCAAATTAATATTTTTATACTATTTTAAATAAAATAAAAAACATTTTTGTGTGTAGCAGGAATTATTCCGAGATAGAAACTCCAAGCTTTTTAAGCTTTTTATTGGCTTTTTGGATTTTTTCTTTTTTAATTTGACTCACGTGCTTAACTCCTTTTTCGCTCTCATAGGAAGAGAGATATTTTTTAAGAATTGGGTCATTTGATTCTCCGCCTCTTTTTTCTGACAGCTCTTTGCTTTGGTTTAAAAGATCTCCTATCGTGCCCTTTTTATTTTTTGTTTTTTCTGCAAAATCTTTTGAAGAAAATGGATCTATTTTTGAATCTATTGAGTAGTTTGGAATAGTAAATATTCTTTTATACTCGATTCCTTCTTCGTCCAAGAAAACGTGATTATCTTTCATTTGTTGAAAAACTTCTACTATCTCGCCGGTTTCTGGATTTTGAAATAAATAGAACGGCATCAGCTAAGAAGTGATTCTAAAATTGTATCAGTAGTATTAGACCAAGTAAACTTTTTTGCTAAAAGCTCTCCTGCGTTATTTGTTGGATCGGTTAGAAATCTTTTTTCTGCTTCTTCGCAAGCAGAAATAAATTCATCTTCATTCCAATCAAAATAATTTCCTTGGTTAAACTCTGTTCCTTGATTAAAGAAGAAACCGTCATAGCAAGGTATCTTACCACTTGGATTAACAAGCACTGAATTTTCAGCGTTAGCCCAATCCTTATAAGCATGAGCGTTTAAAATAACAGCATGCTTTCCAAGGCATACGCTTTGAAACTCAGGTAAGCCCCAACCTTCGCCAGCAGACATTCCGATAATGATATCGTTGCTATTTAAATAATCATTATAAAGAATATTAGAAGGCATGTAATTTAAAAAATTAATATTAAAATATGAATTTCCTCCCAATACTTGACTTAATGTTGCCTGATTTTGTTCGTCGCTTAAAAAAGAATTTTTAATAGCGCAGTTAAGCATGTATTTGGGATTATTGCCAAATCTTTTAGCCCAAGCAGAAAGAACCTTATGGTGCTGTTTTCTTTTTTCTAATTTTCCAACCAAGCCAAAGATTATCTTTTCTTCATCTTTTCTGTTATTCTCTTTCTTATAGAAAGAGGAGGAGTCAAACCCTAGCGGACAATGTCTTATATTTTCGCATCTGTACGATTCAAAAATAGACTTTGTGTAGCTTGAAGAAACTAACGTAACTTTTTGATTTTTAATTATATTAATCTCTGAATTTGTTGGGCTATCTAATTCATAGAATGTTAAAAGAACCTGCTCCTTAGAATAAGAAGAAAGTGATCCGTTTATGTGCCAAAGTTTGAATGTTGGATTTGTTCTTTTATGCTTAGAATTAAAAGAAAAGCATCTTTGTTTTATCCATTCAAAGAATTCTGGAGTTATATTTCCTTCGAAAGCAGAAAGATCAGCCTTTTCACCTACAAGGCTGATCGTTGGAGATAAATTCCTTTTAAATATTTCTTTTAAAATATTTACAGAACAATTGCCAAAGGACAGATTGTTAATCGGAATATCTAAATGAAAATCTTGCATATATTAAAACGGAATATCGTCTGTGTTATCAGAGGAGTCTTCTTGCATTTTTTGTTCAGTCTTTGTGCGCTGCTGATTGCCGGAAGCTGGCGAGCTAGTGCTTTGACCTTGATTATCGGACAAATAAATTCTGTAATCTGGCGAGCTTTCGCCAGGCTTTTTATAGCCGTTTTTGAAAACTACAACATTTACTTTATTATTAGAAGAGTCCGTAATATAGCCAGATAAAAAATCTGCGCCAGCTTTTGACTTTTTAAGCCAAAGCGCTCCTTTTTCAAGGTCTCTTTGAGGTTTCTTTTGATTGTTTGATTGTGTTTCTGTGCTCATTTTTTTATTGTGAAGTTTATATTATTAGTTTAATTTTAATGAATGTCAATTTTTTATTTTTTGTTTTGCCAATTTTATGAATTTATTATGCCAATTTATAACTGTTTGAACAGTGACATTCATTTCTTTTGCAATTTCTGTATACGTTTTATTTTTTTCTGAAAAATATTTTTTTTCTATGCACTCTTTTATTTTTTTATTGGAAAGATTGTTTAATATCAATTTAATTTGGTTTAAATATTCTTGACTTCTTTCTTCTGTCTTTTCTTCTTTTACTTTTTCATGAGCTTTACTATCTATTAAAAGACCCATAGTTTCTTCATCACTTTGTACGAAATTTTTGTTTTTATTAATGGCGTTAAGGCAAAAATATCTAGCTTGATTG